ATGGGTGTCAATATGAAGAACGATGGTGGTTGGAAAGACAATCTATCACGTATAGCAGAGGCACACCCTACTAGTGCATTGGCAGACAGATATAGAAGCCGATCATCTAAAGAAATTGCAACAAGACAAGTTGTACAAAAACACCTAAAAAGACAAGCAAAGGGGAAAAAATAATGGCGACAAAAGATTTACCAGATTACATGAGAGGTTTTGACCTTGTAGAAGATTTTGGAGTTACAGCAGTAGAAGCTCCACCTAAACAAGAAACACCAGTTGTTGATACAAAAGCAATGGACAATGCTAGTTTAGAAATATCAAAGGTTAAACAAGACGTATCATCTATCAAGTCCATGATGAACGAAGTAATGCAGATAGTGGCAGAAAAAGATACTATTACTAAAGAAATAACAGATGAAGATACTAAAGCTAAATTTAAAGAGTTAGAGAAAGTAATATTACCGTTTCTATATAATTTAAGTAAGACAACAGAACCTTACATACATTGGCCTAACAGAGGTCCAATCATCAAGGCACAAATAGACAAAGTGTTAAAAATAACGAGAGGATAAAATGAAATTAAGTAATAATTTTAGTTTAAAAGAACTTACAGCTTCACAAACAGCTGATCGTAAAGGTATTAATAATAATCCTAACGAAGATCAAATCAACAAGTTAAAACTGTTATGTGAAAAAGTATTACAACCAATAAGAGACCATTATGGCAAGGTAGTTACCGTGTCTAGTGGGTACAGATCAGTAGAGTTGTGTGAAGCCATAGGCTCAAGTAAAAATTCACAGCATGCTAAAGCGGAGGCGGCCGATTTTGAAATCTTTGGATTGTCCAACGCTGAACTATGTAAATGGATATCAGATAACCTAGAGTTTGACCAGATGATTCTGGAATACCACAATTTAGATGAACCTAACAGTGGGTGGATTCACTGCTCTTATAAGGCTGAAGACAATAGAAAACAAATTTTACGTGCTTACAGAAATGAAAGTGGTAAAACCTGTTATGAGTCATACGATCCTAATTGAAAGGCAAAGCGTGACGAGTTAAGAAACTCTAGCGAATTAATTAACGACCATTTACAGTTGTATAGATCAACTTAAAATGGTATGAACGAGGGTTGACAAATCAACTGGAAAGTGATAGAATAAGTATATTATGAGCAAATTTAAATTTATAGAACTAGACAAAACACCTTTGCCTAAAACAAAGGGTAAAAGAATAGACGGCTTCAGATTTTATGAAGTAGATGGTAAACATTATCCGTCAATAACTACAGTACTTGGTATTCAAAAGAAAGCAGGTCTTCAAAAATGGCGAGACAGTATTGGTGAAGATGTTGCTAATTGGGAAATGAGACGAGCAGCCAACCGTGGTACAGCAACCCACAATCTAATTGAACAGTATCTAAAAGGCGAAACACCTAGTGAGAGAAGTGTATTACCTTTAGGCATGTTCAGACTAATCAAACCATACGTAGACCAAATTAATAACATACATTGTTTAGAAACAATTATGTACAGTAAGAAGTTAACTATTGCTGGACAAGTGGACTGTATTGCAGAATATAATGGCAAGTTGTCAGTAATTGATTTCAAGACAGCAAACAAAGAACGCCAAGAATCTTGGATTGAGAATTACTTTTTACAAACTTGTGCTTATGCTATTATGTACGAAGAATTATATGGTAAACCTATTGAACAATTGGTTGTTCTAATTGCAGGTGAAGATGGTTCTATGGTTCCTTACATTAAAGAAAGAAAACCATATGAAGAAAATCTAGGAAAAGCCATACAAGACTTTTATAAATACTATGAGAAACTTAATAAAGATAAAGTGTAATGCAAAAATTAATCCTCCTATTTGTACTAATAAGTACAATAGCCTTATCAGAGGAAACGTATCAAAATAATACTAACCTAGCACCTAGTACAATGCCTGTAATATGTGGACACCCGGACTATGTACACAAATTCATAATAAACAAAGGTTTTCAATTAGAGAACGCAAGTTTAGGTAGAGCAGGTGCAAGGCCAGATGGAGAGCCAGTAATGTTAATAACAACTTATTCTAAAAACGATCAAATTGTAGCTACTGTTGATATACCTACAGGTGAATCATCTTGTATAATGTACCATACATTTGATAGAACTGAACTTAAAAAGGAACAGTAATGATAAAAATGAATAGTAAATCTTTCTCAATAGAGATAGAGCAGTGTGTAAGAAAAGAAAAGATATCTTATATGGACGCAATAATACATCTATGTGACCAAAAAGATTTAGACCCAGGTAAAGTCAACTCATTTATTAACAAACAAATAAAAGAAAAATTGAAAGTAGAGGCGATCAACTTAAAACTATTAAACATACCAAAACAAGGGTCGCTACCGGTATAGAATGCATGATGGATTTGACGTATTTAAAACATATCTAGCAATAAAACTACACTTTACTACAGATAACTATGACTATTTTGATTATGGTGGTAAAGTTAATTGTAAACTAGATACATTTACGAAAAGAAATGATAGGTATTTCTTTCATAAATTGAGTAAGCAGTATGATAAATATAACATAGTAGATTTCTTTGTTGCTAATTTTTTAGACAACGATAAGAAATGGGTAGGAAACTTATTAGAAAAAGATGGCAAAACTATTTACCTCAATTATAGACGATATTCAGATAGTGTTAATTACCATTTTAGAGGTGATTGTACAAATATTAATACCGATTTTATTAGTCATAGCCTTTCTTTTGATGATGGTTTATCTGCTGTTAGAGGCCAGCATCCACGCTTGCTCAAACTTCTTCTCTCCAAAAAAGTAAACTTTCAAACAATGGTGATTCTAAATTACCATTTGAACTTCATAAAACAATGGGACAAACAGATTACAGAGAAGTTTGTATGGCCTAATCTATCAAAACGTCTTAAAAAGCATAGAAAATTCATCAAATTCAACGAAACAGAGACTAAATTAACGTTAAAGGACGTGTTTGTTCACTAAATGTTCTGGTTATTATTTACTTGCCTTTTTGATAAAAATAGTGTATTATATAACAATAACAAAAGGGAAAACACTATGAAAAAATATATAACATTTATTATAACACTATGTACAATACTATGGTTTGGTTTATCTAACTTAGCTAATGCTCATCATAAAGGAGTAGAACATAAATTTAACGGTATTTCATTTTCAGCAAAAGGTTCTGAAAACTACCAAGTTTTAGAAACAGATTTAGTTGAAAACAAATTATCAAAATTTGTAGACAAACAATTAGAAAATCAAGACAAGACAGGTTTAGCTTCTTATATTGTTTATATAGATGGTAAAATTGTAATTAATAAAAAAAATCATAGTGATGATATTATTAAGAACAAAGGTTTATTAAGGTCTAATTCTATGGGTAAGAGTTTGATTTCATATGTGACAGGTCACGCTGTTTGTAAATATGGTTTGAACTTAAATAAAAAATTAGATGATTGGGCTGTTATTGATAATACTTTGTATGCAGATAACACTTTATTACAAGTATTAAATATGACTTCAGGCGATCACAATATACTTGGTGAAAGAAAGTTTAGAGGTGATGGTTATATTAACGGTGAAAGACATAAAAAAGTTAATAATAAAACAGTTGCTTGGAATATGCAGTATTTCAAAAATACAAATAAAGAGAAAAAAAACTCTCCATATAATTATAATGCATTGTCAACGATGGTTGCAATCAATTATGTAATACACAAAATTGGTATTGATAATTATGAGAAGTTTTTAACAGAAATATTTACAGATCATGTTGGTGTAAAAAACGATGTTCACTTTAACAAAATATCTTGGTCAAAACAAGATGATGATAAAGGTAATAGCAGATATACATTTTTTGCTACTGCCGATGACTATGTTAGAATAGGTAAAACATTATACAATGATTACAATTCAGATAGTTGTATTGGTGACTATTTAAGAACTATATATGAAAATAGAGTTAAGAAAAATCACCCAAAAGATGATATAATTTTAAATAAACACTCGGCGGCTGCTACGTATGAATATGGTGGTCAATTTCATTTATCTTTCAAAGGTATGAAAAATAAAGTTATATTTGCATTGGACGGATACGGTGGTCAACAATTAGTTATTGATATGGAGAACGGTACAATTATTCATGTTGGTGCAATTGACGAACACTACAATTGGAAAAAAATAGTATATAACGTAATGAAGAAAGGACTTTAATGACAGTAGGATACGGATTAGGATTGTTAGCAGTTGGCATAGTCGCAATTGGCTTTGGTGGTGCAATAGTATTGTACTGCTTTAATATAACAGAGAAAGATGACGAATAATGGAATGTTTGAGGACGCTATGCAAATAGATAAACTAAAGAAAAAAATAAAAGACTTAACTAAAACTGAAAAGCCAAAAATAAAAGAGCCAGAAAAAGTATTGAGTAAGGTTACACCTTTACACGACTTCTCATGGTACTTAAAATGGCTTTCTAGTATATTAATATTATCAGCAGTATGTTTCAGAGCCAGTGGTGGTGCGTTTCATATGTTTGATTTGTATTTTAGTTTTGCAGGTACACTAGGTTGGTTATGGGTAGGTATACTATGGCACGACAGAGCTCTAATGGTACTGAACACAAGTTTAGCAATGGTATTAATGATAGGAATTTTAAAAAGTTATGTCTAATGTATTTTGTGTAGGTAACGGTGAAAGCCGAAAAGGTTACGATTTAAATAAACTAAAAGGCAAAGGCAGAATATATGGTTGTAATGGATTGTATAGAGATTTTACACCAGATGTTTTAGTTGCAGTTGATCAAGGTATATGCCATGAAATATACAACAGTGGTTATTGTCAAGACAATGAGACATATTTAAGAGGTTGGACTAGATTGCCAGCAATGTTATATGAGTCTGTTATAAATGCAGGTGCCTCAATAACTGCCGAAGAAATGGCTGTAGTCAAAGAAAAGAAATTAATTAATGAAAATGAGAGAGGTGATTGTCAAGAGTTTGTAATGCATGGCTCTAATATATCAGGTGCAGTTAAAATATTAAAAGAGAACAAAGACATAGAGTCTAAAAATGTAAATCATACTGCTGTAGATGTTAGTTGGTGTTCTATGAATAGTAAAGAACAATCTATTGACGATGTGATGACGCCTAGAGATTGGGGTTTCGCTGCTGGTCCTACTGCTGGTGCAATTTCTATATTAAAAGAAAAACAACCAAAGGCAACAGACTTATACAATGACGCAGATAATAACGAACATAAAATAAGTTTAGAAATGTTTTTGATTGGCCATGACTTGGCTAGTAACGATGACAAGATTAATAATCTATACAAAGATACCAAATATTATGGTCTAAAAGAACAACAACAAGTACCAACAGACAACTGGATACAACAGTGGAAGTCTTTGATGATTAATAATCCTGGAGTGACCTTTTACAAGGTAAATCCAGAGGCAGATACAGGACATGACGCAATAAGCAGACCTATAAAAGAGTGGGAAGGACTAAAGAACGTCTTTTATATAGACTATCCTACTATGGAAACACTAATAGGCTAAAGGAGCATTGACACGGAAGTGTAAATGTG